GAATTCGGGAACCGCGTAAAGAAGCGTATCCAGAAATTACGCTATGAGTGGAACGAGGAGAGGCGTGCCAAGGAGCATGCTCTTCGGGAAAATAACGAGGCCGTTCGTTATGCTCAGTCCATTCAGGTGCAGAACCAAGCTCTCGCCCAGCAACTGACCGATCAGAGAAGGCTTCTCTATGATCAGGTTTCGGCAAAAACGGATGCCGAGATCGAGGGCGCGAAGCGCCTGTATAAGGAGGCGTATGAATCCGGGGATTCGGATCAGATTGTCGACGCTCAGGGGGAACTGTCGCGGCTGCATGCCGAGAGGTCGCAGTTCATGTATCAGGCCCCGGTGGAGGCACCCGCTCCCCGGCAGGAGTTTCAGCAGCCCGCTCAGGCGGAGGCACCTCCTCCAGATCCTGTTGCGGTGGACTGGCTGAAGAAGAACCCATGGTTCCAGCAGGCAGGTTATGAGGAAATGACTGGATTTGCTGTTGGCATCCATGAGAAATTGGTTAAGCAAGGGGTCGATCCGAGATCGAATCCAACTTATTATGAACAGATCGATGGCGTTTTGCGCCAACGGTTTCCAGATTATTTCGGGAAGGGAAATGGTGCCAGCCAAGTTCCGACTTCTCGAAAAACTCCGGTAGTCGCCTCGGCCAAGAGGGGAGGCGGCAAGCCGCGCAAAGTGGAACTGACTGGCACTCAAGTTGAACTCGCTCGAAAACTTGGGATAACGAACGCGCAGTACGCGGCTCAGGTCGTGAAGGAGATGACAAATGGCTGACGGAAAAGCAACGGAGCGCAAACCAAGAGACACGGAAACACGCGACACTTCCGAGCGTGTCAGGTCGTGGGAACCGCCACAGGTTCTACCCGATCCAGAGCCGCAGGACGGATATGTCTTTCGGTGGATCAGGACTTCTCTCATGGGCAACGCAGACAATGTGAATGCATCGAAGCGTTTCCGCGAGGGATGGGAACCCGTGATGGCAGAAGATCATCCTGAGCTTATGCTCACCTCTGACAGGAACAGCGAGTACGAGGGGAATGTCGAGGTCGGTGGTTTATTGCTTTGCAAGACAACCGCCGAGAATATCGCTGCCCGCCGCCAATACTATGACGAACTCGCCCAGAAGCAGGTCGATTCCGTGGATCAAAGCTATATGAGGGAAAGCGATCCTCGCATGCCGAAGCTCAATGAGAATCGGTCGAGGGTCACCTTCGGTGGCGGCTCGAAGCCTAGCTAGGGCCGCATGGTTTAACCTTCTGAAAAGGAAACAGGCCGTATGTCTACTACAGCGACGCCGTATGGTTTCCGACCTGTGGGTCTCCTTGGTAGTGGGGATTGGAGCAATTCAATCCGTCACATCAAGTTGACCAATAGTTATGGAACCTCGATTTTCTACGGGGACGTGGTCAAGGTTGTTGCTACCGGAACTGTTGAAAAGGATTCCGGTACGACAACGATGACCCCCGTGGGGATCTTCGTGGGGTGCAGTTATACTGACCCCGGTACAAGCCAGCCAACATATGCCCAGATGTGGACCGCCTCTACTTCGGCGACCGATATCATGGCGTATGTTGTCGATGATCCAGATATTGTTTTCCAAGCACAGGGCGATGCTACTCTTGCCCAGACGGCGCTTGGCAACAATGTTGCGGTCGTTCAGACGGCTGGTTCAACTTCGATAGGTACGAGCAAGAACGCTATTGATTCTTCAACGATCAATACTACTAAAACCTTGCCCGTGCGTATTCTTGGTTTTGTTGATGGTCCGAATTCTTCTGTTGGGGACACCTACACGGATGTCCTCTGCAAGTTCAATTCGGGTGGAGACGCTACTGGCGACTCCTGCGCCTCTCATCAATACCAAGACACAACCGGCATTTAGGAGGGCTGAGCAATGGCTATTTCAAGAGCACAGATGCTCAAGGAACTCCTGCCGGGCCTTAATGCTCTCTTCGGACTTGAATACCAGAAGTACGAAGACGAGGATAAGGAGATTTACGAGACGGAATCGTCTGATCGCAGCTTCGAGGAAGAGGTTGCGCTGGCCGGTTTCGACGCAGCCCCCGTCAAGAACGAGGGTTCTGCAATCTCGTATGACAACGCGCAGGAGTCATACACCGCTCGGTACAACCATGAAACCATTGCAATGGGATTCATGATCACCGAGGAGGCCATGGAAGACAATCTCTATGACTCTCTCAGTGGTCGGTATACCAAGGCATTGGCGAGAGCGATGGCGTATACCAAACAGGTCAAGGCGGCGACCCCGCTCAACAACGGGTTCACGTCTTATCAGTCTGGTGACGGCGTCGTGATGTTCAGTACCGCGCATCCACTTGTGTCAGGCGGCACAAACTCCAACCGTCCGACCACTGGTGCCGATCTTAACGAAACCTCCTTGGAGGCGGCTGTTATTCAGGTGGCCAAATGGACGGATCAACGGGGTCTTTTGATTGCGGCTCGTCCGCGTCGATTGATCGTCCCGCCTGATCTCATGTTTGTAGCAACCCGCATTCTGGACAGTGAGAACCGTCCGGCAACTGCGGATAACGACATTAATGCGATCAAGAATAATGGAACGATTCCTGAAGGGTATCGCGTGAACCACTATCTCACCGATACCAACGCATGGTTCATGGTGACCGATGTTCCGAACGGCATGAAGCACTTTGAGCGTGCCGCGATGACGACCGCAATGGACGGCGATTTCAATACGGGTAATGTAAGGTACAAGGCCCGTGAGCGCTATTCGTTCGGCGTCTCCGACCCTCTCGGCATGTATGGTTCGCCGGGTTCTTCATAATCCAATGGATGAGGGGGAGGGGTAATACCCTCCCTCTTGTCTTTCTGCTTCTGGGATTCAATTAGCTCCAGCGACTGGCCCAGCAGACGCTACGAAGACTCTGGAGCGATACCTTTCGTAGGAGGAAGCCAAAATGGCTGCGACAACCTTTAATGGCCCAGTCCGTTCAGAGAACGGATTCGAGCAGATTTCCATAGCATCCGGCACGGGTGCCATCACAACCAACTTGGATGTGGACAGCAGCGGCAACATCGAGACCACGGGCACGGCGATTTTTCTGAAGCCGTATACGAGCATCACCGATTCCACCTATACGGTGACGAGCGCGATGTCGGGCACTACATTCGGCCTCAACGCCGCTGGTGGTATCGTCGTGACGCTGCCGACGGCGGCAGCGGGTCTTCATTACAAGTTCATTGTGGGCACGACCTTCACGACCGCTGGTCAGATCAACACGGCAGCGACTGATGAGTTGTATACCGGGTTCGCGATGATCTTCGATCCTGCGACGGCCACCGATACGAACACCTTCATCCCCGATGCGAGCGATGACGACACGATAGATCTCGGCACTGCGGGTCAGGGCTGGCTGATTGGTGGCGTGATTGATCTTGTCGGCACGTCGACCACGCGCTGGAATGTGGCAGCGATGCTGCACGGCGACGGCTCTTTGGCAACTCCGTTCGAGTAGAATTAACTAGAGGGGGGACACGCCCCCCTCTTCTTTGGAGGAGCCTGCCATGGCAGATGCTGTTAGCACGACCACTATAGAGGACGGCCCGCGCCAGCTTGTCGTTCAGTTGACCAATCTTTCCGATAATTCGGGAGAGGCGAAGGTAACGAAGATCGACGTTTCGGCTCTTGCGAGTGACAATCTCGGGAACGCCTGCAACGAGGTCCGCATACAGGAGATCTGGGCTCAGGTTTACGGGTTCGATGGTGTCCAGCTTTGGTATGATGCAGACACCGATGTGGTTGCATTCAACGCCGGAGTGGGTTGGACGCATCAGGACTTCAGCAATGTTGGCGGCCTGAAGATGTATGGAACCAACGCGACCGGAGACGTTCTTCTTTCCACCCTCGGCACGGAGGCCTCTGGTGACGCTTACCAGATTATGATCCGCGCAGTTAAGTATTATGCATGAGTGATGTGATATGCCGGAAGATGCAGGGCTAATCTGGAATTTCATTTTGACCGCTGCTGGCGGATCGTTCATCTGGTGGGTTCGGGGGATCAGTAGTCAGGTTCATGATGTGCGGCGGAGAATTGCCGACACCAGAGAAGAGGTCGCGAAAACCTATGTGACCAAGGGTGATCTCCAGCAGGACATGAAAGACCTGATGAGCAGATTCGACAGGCTTGAAGAGAAATTCGACAGGCTTATGGTTGCCCGGTCGATTCCCTAGAAATGGCGATTTCGCGAGCGCAGACCCCGAAGCAATTGACCGGACGCGGGAAGAAAAAAACGTCGAAGGTCATGCGTGAGTTCGGGAAAGGGGCGTTGCGGTCTGGCAGCAAGAAGGGACCGAAGGTCAAGAGTCGCAAGCAGGCAATTGCAATAGCGCTGTCTGAAGGACGGCGCGCATCGAAGAGGAGCAAGTAGGTGCCGGATGTAAAGGGCAAGAAATTTCCATACACTACCAAGGGTAGGCTCGCCGCTGCGGAGTATGCAAAGAAGAAAAAGAAGAAGGGGAAATCTCCCAAGCGGAAGCGGTCTGCCTGAGATGGGTGAGAAAGTGGGGGAATATTTTCGTCTTCCGATCACGTTGATTGATGACGGGAAGGCCGTGCCGTGGATTTCGGTAATCGACATATCAGGCCCCGAGCTTCCGTTTAATACCCGGCTTCCCATTTCCCCGGAAGAGCGGGAGTTTCTTGGCGACTATGGCAAGCAGGCCGAACTTGAGGCGATAAAGAGCATGAATGAAGCGGAGGAAGGTTAATGGCTACCAGCGGCACGACTTCTTTCACCCTCGATATTTCTGATATTTGCGAGGAAGCATACGAGCGTGCCGGTGTTGAGATGCGTGGTGGGTACGATCTGAAGACCGCCAGACGCAGTCTCGACCTGATGTCTCTGGAGTGGATCAACCGTGGTCTAAACCTGTGGACGATAGAGGAGGGCAGTGAGACGCTGGTCGCAGGCACGGCGAGCTATAGCCTCCCCTCTGGCACTATTGATTTCTTGGATCAGATGATCCGTACCGATGCCGCCGACACTGCCAATCAAACGGACACTTCGATAACAAGAATTAGCCCGCCAACATATGCTGCGATTCCCAACAAACTTACGCAGGCGAAACCTCTTCAGATCTATTTTCAGCGCACCACTTCTCCCCAGTACACCTTGTGGCCCGTTCCCGACGACACGGAGACCTACACGCTAGTCTACTGGCGCATCAAGAGAGTGCAGGACGTGGGGACCGCCGGTTCCAACACCTATGATGCCCCGGACAGATGGCTCCCGGCCCTGACGGCGGGTCTTGCCTATTATATTTCCATGAAAAGGCCGGAGGCTCTCAACAGAGTTCAAGGCCTGAAGGCGATCTACGATGAGCAGTTTGCGTATTGTGCGGCGGAGGATCGTGTGAAGGCGTCGTTTCAGGTGGTTCCCGGCGGTTACGGGAATATGTGATGGCTACATTTGCAGCAGGGAAATTGGCTCTCGGAATTTGCGACCGTAGCGGCCTTACCTACAGGCTCAAGGATCTGGTGCCCCAGATCGTGGCAGGCCGGGACACGGGATTAAAAGTTAGCCGATCAATGCTTGATCAAGATCAGCCGCAGTTGATGCTCGGTGAGTTGCCAGTTGATGATCCGCAGGCGTTGCGTGGGCCGCGCCCCGACCTGAACCTTAAAGTCGCCCGCAATATAGTGTGGAACTGGGCTCCCGTGGGGGATCATAATCTCTTGGCTTTTCTTTATGGCTTCTCGACGCAATCAAGCACGGAGGCCACGGGAGAGGTGGGTTCTGTAACGGTGTCTGTATGACGGTTGACATGACAGAGAAGGTCGTTGATTTCCCCGGTGTTCAATACTGTGTGGAGGTTGGTGCGAGCTTCGACGGGCCTGTGGTTCAGGTTTCGTTTGATGGTTTTGTGGATGCCGAGCATGCGGATTATTTCGCGAGATACATTCTCAAGATGCTGGAACTGAATGCGAAGGAGAGCCCATCGGGCTATATAAACTGATGAACTATTCCACGCTCGTTCAGGCCATCAAAGACTACACCGAGAACACGGAGACCACCTTCGTTAACAACATCGACAACTTTATCGGGCAGACGGAGGAGAGAATTCTCTTCGATGTAGATCTTCCCGTTTTCCATAAGAATGTTACGGGCTCCATTACGAGCGGAAATTCGTATCTGACGAAGCCGACGGATTTTCTAACCGCGTTCTCTCTTGCCGCTATCGACG